TTTTTTAAATTTTTAAGTTTTTTTGTTTAGTTAGGACTTCCAAAAGATTTGAAAGCAACCCTAGCTAAGTTTAATAGTTTAAACCCAGGCTGACAATCTAATGCAGCTTGGGCCATAAGAGCACCAATTGGATCACAGACAGATTTGACACCTGTTGCAACAGCAATACTAGTACCACCGAGACCAGTTCCGGCGGATATAAAAGGATTACCTTCTATATTATATACAATCTCAATATCGACAGCACCTACGGAAGTGGCAACTAAGCCAGATCCAGCGACGACGATATTGGTCCATCCATCTGTTAATAGATAGGATGAGTCACCAGGTTGTACATATACTAGAGAGCCTTGCGCAGTCATGTCACTGCCAAAGAGTGAGTCATTGGAATCCCTAAAATGGAAGGCTGTAGGAGAACATAACTTAGGAGAAATCTCATAAGCATTCTCTGCAGCATTTACACAAGATGCACGCATGTGATAAGGAAAATCCACAAGTGAACCTATGTCGATCTGTCCACCGGCAGTGTTGGGTAACCCCGCGTCTTGAATATAATTCGCGAGAGATGTGCCAGCATTGAAACCAGTGGTACCTTGACCGCCTATAGGTCCGTTTGTGGCACCGGCAGCTGGATGCATTAGGCCATCTTTTGGCACATATAATGCAGCTGTTACGGTACCTTGTGTCACATTAATAGACTGAGTTTGTCTAATACGTACTCCCCAAGAAACTATTCGATAAGATGATAATTTATTGAATAACCCAGAAGGAGGATTAATGTACTGTGCAAACGTGTATTGCCCACCGTCCTTAGTTACTAAAGTCGAGCCATTCGAAATCGAATTGCGAGAAGACCAAGCAACAAATAAAGGATTAGGTGTTATGACACAATCAAAATTCCCATTACCATCAACCTTTAAAGATAAGAATTCTCTGACTGCATAGGTCACTGTCGGACAGAAATACTGATCTGGCACACGACAACCTATAGCTGCGTCGGAGAAAGGCTCTAAAAGAGCATCTTTATAAGTTTTTGAGGCTTTATGCGAATTAAGATTAAATATGTCATTTTGTACTTTAATCGTTCTTTTGGGCCCATTGAAGGCTGTTTCTTTTCTATTTCCCCCATTTTGTTTTTTATTATTATTGTTAGATTTGTTTGTCTTTTTATTTGTTTTCATTTTCATCCCCGCCATTTTTACTTCCTAATGCTCTAGACGGAATCACTAACTGTGTTCCGTCAAGAGGGTTATACGAAATATCGTACATGAAGTTATGGTCTTTGGTCTGGATCAATTCTAGAGGCCAGTCGATTAGTCGGCTGTCTGATGAAATTGGGTATATGTTGTGCTTGTGGCAATCCGCTTTAAGTTTAGACAATGAAATATGAGGTAACACTACCTTATAGTTCTTGATTCTCGCTAATTCAGGATCATCAGACTCCGACATATTAAACATTGATTTATCATAGTTTTGTTCTCGAAGTATGGTCTTTATTAGTGGATCAGGTTGCTTAAACTTAAAGTCAGAAATGTTTAAGGGTTGGCTCTTTAATTTTAAAGAAACCTTCAGGTAAGATTTTGAAAGAGGTGTTGAAGAATAGGTATCTTTGATAACCTTCATACGACTGAATTTAGTAGAATTCTGTTTTAGCTTTTCTTTGATATCATGTTCTAGGTAAGCGGCGAGTAGACGTTGTGTTTTGGTAAGTTTTAAAGTTACCGCATCGTTTACGAAACCAAGGCCTCCTAGATTTCTATCTATGAATAAGTTGAAATGCATTGTACCAGCTTTTGTATGTTTCAAGATTTGTTCTTTGAAGTAAAACAAAAACCGCTGATGAGAACGTAATTTATTTGGTGAATTTGCAATCAGTTCATTATAGATAGAATCTATAGTTTGATCTGATCGTTCAGAGGCCGATCCCCCTGACTTAGACTGTCCAGTCAAAAGACCACAGTTTAAGAATTTCATTTTTGTAAAATTACGTGACCCATAGTGGTAACAAAAACACTCAGAATTCACTGTTAATACATTTGTGTGTATGTAATTCTTTCCCACTGATAATTCAAAAC